GATAGCATGGCAGTTTCATGACAATTCAGCAGATCATTAACACTATTACGCCAGGCGAGACATATACCATAAGCATTGAATCTGTCGTTGCGTCTAACCCTGGTAATGTAAATACTATGTATATGCAGCCTTTGTTTTTTAACAACGATGTATTTGTATCATTGGGACCGAAAACAAACATAGCCAATTCTAAAACTAATGGTTTTATATACGTTACCGCGAATCGTGTAGGAGTTCGTTTTGGGTGGACACAGTTAAGCGCTGCGATAAACGAAACACTTACCATTTCCAAAATAAAATTAGAAGCAGGAGGAAGCGCAACGGCCTGGTTACCAGCACCAGAAGATACTACAGTTATAGAAGATGTTGAAACGGAATTGCTTATAATGGGTGAAATTAAAAACCGTTCCGAAGAAATAGTAACATACTCCGGAGATTCAGAGATAGGCATCACAATTATCATGGACGCTATTGGCCCAGTAGAAAACGTTATAATCCATAATGTATTAACTCGTGAGCGAATGACCATCGATACCAATATTCTAAAAACTATTACCGGTTCAAGTATCGTTGCAGGGGACAGGATTATAATATCCACGGTCACGGGAACTAAATCAATAAGATTATTGCGTAATGGTGTCTATACTAACATTCTTAACGTTCTTGGGAAAAATATATCGTGGTTCCAGTTATCCAAAGGTGATAACGTCTTTGCGTTTGAAGCCGAATACGGACAGGAAAATTTATTTTTTAGAATCGAAAATCGAATAATTTACGAGGGGGTATAACGCCCTTCCAAACAGGAAAAATTTTTAAAAAGGAGCGTGATTTATGGAGCTTTATATTCTCAATCAGGAGTTTCAAGTACTCACTGTCATAGACGCTTTTGAATCGTTTATTTGGACTGACAGATATAACGCTTATGGCGATTTTGAATTGTATTTGGCAGTTCAAAGCGATATCTTAGAATATGCTAATCAAGATTTCTATTTGTATTATCCCCCATCTGAACGATTGATGTTCATAGAACAGCGAACCATATCTACTGATACAGAAAGCGGTAGGCATTTGACTATTAGTGGAAGATCTCTGGAAAGTATTCTGGACAGACGGATAGTATGGACACAAACAATCTTAACGGGGAATGTCCAAAATGCAGTACAACGTTTATTAAACGACAATATAATTAACCCTGCAAACACTGATCGGAAGATATCCAACTTTATATTTGAAGCGTCGACTGATCCGACCGTAACAAGTTTAAAAATAACAAGCGCTCAATTTACAGGAACGAGTTTGTACGAGGCTATTAAATCGTTATGCGATAATCAAAATTTAGGGTTTAAAGTTGTGTTAAACAACAGTAATCAATTTGTATTTAGTTTATACATGGGTGTTGATAGATCATACTCGCAAGATGATAATTCGTATGTTATATTTTCTCCCGATTTTGATAATATCACAAATAGTAATTACTTAGAATCGAATAAAGTCCTTAAAAACATAGCTTTAATTGCTGGAGAGGATGAAGGACTTGATCGTAGAACGGCTGCAATATCAACTGTCGGTCCAGGCGAAGCCTCAGGGCTTTTAAGAAGAGAACTATTTGTTGACGCCAGGGATATTTCATCCAATCAAGGATCAGGCGAAGAGCTCACGGACGAAGAATACATTTCTCTACTTGAACAACGAGGATATGAGAAAATGGTTGATTACGTTTTTGTTAAGTCTTTTGAAGGCGACGTTGATTCCGAAAGAATGTTTGTTTATGGTGAAGATTTCTTCTTAGGAGATGTTGTTCAAATTGTTAATGAGTTCGGAATCGAAGCTACTACAAGAATCGCGGAGCTTATATTTTCAAGTAATAACGAAGGAAATACTATCGTTCCGACGTTCAATATTACTTCTTAGAAAGGGGGCACACACTAATGGCTTTTACTTTTGGTTTTTATAATTCGTTAAATGGCGACAGAAAATACAACGCTATTGAAATGTCCAGTATATTTGACGGTATCATAAAAGACGGTATATTTATGTCAATTGGTACCGCTATGATGGTTACCGTTGGATCAGGAATGACCGTTAATGTTGGTATTGGTCGCGCTTGGTTTAATCATACCTGGACATTAAATGATGCTTTATATCCTATTACGATTGACCGATCGGAAGTATTACAAGATCGAATTGATATTATAGCGCTACAGATCGACTCAAGCGTTGCAGTTCGAACAAATTCATTCGTCGTTATAAAAGGAGTGGCGTCATCAACACCGGTTGCTCCGGCACTAATTCTTACGGATACACTTAAACAATATGCCTTGTGTGAGGTTTACGTTACAAGAGGATCTAGCAGTATAACCCCAGGTAATATTACAAATCGTGTCGGTACAAGCACCACTCCTTTTATAACAGGCATCTTGGAGACAATGGATATTGATGCTCTGCTTGTTAAATGGGAAGCACAATTCGCTAGCTGGCATCAAACAAAACGCGATGAATTTCAGGCGTGGTTTCAATCGCTAAGGGATATTCTGGACGAGGACGCTATAACTGCTCTAACCTTGAGGGTTCTTGATCTTGAGGAAGGTTTTGAAGAGCTAAAAAAATCTGTGAGTGATGGAAAAGAACAGGTTGCCGCAGCCATCACTCTACAAGGGGTTATTACTGCGGCAACAGCAACTTTTGCCCAAATGGCCACAAACATTAAAGCCATTATTAGAGGGTCCGGCACAGCCTTGGCAAGCCACGTACTATCGCCATATACCTTCACTAACAGCACGGGCGTTCAGTTGACCGGAACGATCCCGTCTAAGGCAGCAGCAACCATAACGCCTGGAACATCGGCTCAAACATTAGCCGCCGGACAATACCTAAGTGGAGCACATACAATCGCCAATCTTGGGGGTACTGCTACAGCCGGTCAGGTGTTAGCCACGGCCACATTCAGCTCAAACAACGCTGGACGAGCAGTTCAGGGAACTATTCCATCCAGAGGAGCCGCTACGATTAACCCAAGTACCTCGCAACAAGTAATACCAGCTGGACAGTTTCTTAGCGGCGCTCAGACTATTCCAGGGGCTAGTACACTTGTCGCAGCCAATATCAAAAAAGGCGTCAGCATATTTGGCGTGACTGGAACTTGGGAAGGATTTGTTCCGACCACAACGGACATCTTCAACAATGGCACATGGCAATTTAATCCGATATTTGGTACCAATTGGGGTTCAAGTATTATCTCAGAATCAGGTATGATACGTATTGCAAGTACTCAAAATGCTCCAACCTTGAGCTATTTAAAAACAGCTGGATTTGCTATCGATAGGTTTAATCTGAGTGGATTTACAAGGCTCAGCATTGAATTGGATTCTTCGTCTGGAACTTTGTGGAATGATTACATATTACTAATGCATCATGGTACTACCAAAAATCTTGATCCGGCAACTGGTGGAGTTACTACTAACACACTGATAACTAGTGTTACAAGAGACACGCCAACTGCTGGAAGACGTGTATTATGGGGTAGTTTCTCGGGAATACAATTAAATAATTATTTGTTTTTTACACTCGGTTCTATGAACCCTGGCGTACGAATCTATAGAATTTGGTTATCGTAGAATGTGACAGAGCAAACAGTAACTTGCTACTTATGTAGCTTATCAAACAACCAAGAAAGAGAGGAAACTATCATGAGTAAAAACACAAGACCCGTCGGAGGACCAACTAATCCTTACGGACCAGCAACAGGGGTGTCAACTCCAGAACCAAAGAACGAAGCGTTAAGCGACAGCCGATACACAGGGTCAGTAAAGCCCGGAACCAGCAACGCAACATCGCCGGGACATGCAGAAGGCGGTCCTGGTCACACTGATTGCGACGATTGTTAACCCAACAATTTCATGCCATTACAAAACGATTAAAAGGAGAATTTTCATGGACTTTAACGCAGCAATAATGCCACTCATAACGATCGTGTGTTCGGTCGTTGCCTCTGGTGGGTTTTGGTCATACTTGTCAAAACACACGGACAAAAAAAGTGCATCAACAAAAATGCTTCTTGGTATCGGTCACGACAGGATCATTCATCTGTGCATTAAATACCTCGAACGTGGATGGATAACACACGACGAACTCGAAAATCTTCACGATTACCTGTATGTTCCGTATAAGGAATTGGGCGGCAATGGAACTGCCGAACGCCTAATGAAGAGGGTCGATTCGCTAAAGATCATGAATCCAATTCCGTCACAAATTAAAAAGGAGGAGTCAAAATGACAGAATTTATTAACTGGTCAACACTTGCTACATATGGGGGAGCCCTAGCAATGGTGTTAGTATTAACCCAGTTCACCAAAGATCTACCCTTCACGAAGGATATACCCACTCAAATCTGGAGCTATATTTTGGCGTTCGTAGTGCTGATCATGGCTAACGCGTTTACCACTGGTCTCAGCCTCAACGT